GGGAACAAGAGGCGGAGCAAAGCCTGGAAGCGGACGAACCAAGCCCGGAGGAGGCCGCATTGCGCCTCGAGATGAAGCAGAAGATCCAGGCTGCCATCTCCGCACTTCCAGAGCCGGATCAAACGGTTCTCCGGTTAAGAGACATCGAACAGCTCACCGCCCAGGAAGTGAGTGCACGGACTGGGCTTACCGTGCCGGCGGTCAAGGCACGACTTCACCGGGCCCGGCTCCGGCTCCGGGAGTGCCTGAACGACTACTTGCTGGAGAATTGATGGCCGCGCCTGCTGTGATCCGGCCACCACTCCACCTTCCCGGACCGCCGGCAAGAAAGGGATGGCTCTGGTTAGGGGACACCTACGGCCAAGTGCTCGGCAGGCTGGGGCCGAAGCCGCCATCCACACGGCTGCAGCGGTCAGGACCGCCGGTGAAGGCTGTGCGGGGGTGTGTGTGCTTTCCGGAACTTCGGCTGGCGCCGAAGCAAAGAAAAAAGTCCCGGAAGCGAAGTTCCGAGACCAGCGTTCATCAATCGTTAGCGGGGCCTGCGAAGGGAGCCCAGAGACGCGGAAGCGTCGCCAACAATCTTTGCTTGGATTGTGAAAGCCGACGAGGGGACTCGAACCCCTGACCTACGGTTTACGAAACCGTTGTAAGCTCGGTGTTTTGGCTTGCACACACTTGACTCTGCGTGTCACACTCTGCCACGTTTGAACCCCTGGGACTCGGCTTTGCGGTGGCAATCATGCCTGCAATCGGCAATGAGGCCGTTTAGTGCTTTTAACTGGAGACACGCGGTGCTTGACTTGATCGAAACGTACCTGAGTGAGCTGAAAGCCAACCCGGAATACTCCCCGCGCACCCACGAGCAGTACCGTTCCAAGCTGCGCCAATTCAAACGTTGGGTGGAGGCAGATCCCGGTGGCCGCAGTTTCGAGCGGAGTTCGATCGTCACTTACTTGCGCGAGCGCCAGCGGGAGATCGAACCGAAGAGCCTGCGGATCATCCTGACCGCGCTGCGGTCCTTTGGCACGTGGATGAAAGAGCGGGACCTCGGCGAGATGCCGGACCTGGAGCGGATCTCACTGCCGAAGGGTGGGAAGCCGCGGCGCCGGAAGCCTTCCGACGAGGAAGTGCAAAAGCTCTATCAGAGCGCCGATACCCTGCCGCAGTTCAACGCGGCACTGGAGCGGCGCCGCTACCTCTCCCGGGCCATCGTCGCGCTGCTGTGCGAGTGCGGCCTTCGGACGTCGGAGTTGCTGGCGCTCAACGTGGGGGACCTGGTGCAGCCGAAGGGTCGGGACGCGGACGGCAACCCGCTGCCCTGGCGGGTGCGGGTCCTGGAGGGGAAGGGCGCCGAGTGGGCGGAGCTGCCCGTCTCGGCGGAGGCGCAGGTGTGGCTGCAGGAGTGGCTCGACTACCGGGCGACGTGGGCCGCGGAGCGCCGAATGCAGGGCGAGGCCCGGGATGCGCTCTTTCCCGTCAGTAAGATCCGCCGGATGGGATACCGGGCGCTGAAGGTACTGTGGGAAGAGCTGCTGGAGTTCGCCGGCCTGGGCGACTCGGAGCTGAAGCGGCACAGCATGCGCCACTGGTTCGGGACCACGGTGGCCGCGCGGGAAGACCTCCGCACCGCGCAGGAACTCCTCCGGCATAAATCAATCCGCACCACCGAGCAGTACCTCTACACCACGGACGCGAAGGTCCGGAAGGCCGTTTCCGCGGTCTCCGAGCTGGCCCGGAGTGCTCGTAGTGCCGAACGTGGGCCGGTTTTGGACTCGTGCTTGAAACCGGCCACGCCTGCCGAGGGGCGACCGGTGCGCGGCCGGGCACGTTTCCAGCGGCGTCCGGCCGCGGCGGCGTAGTCAGTCGGCCCTACGAGTGGATTACTCGTCCCGCTGAGCCCGCCGGAGCTGTGCTCGCACTGCTGCGGCCTTCTCGCGGGTCTCCCTGGCCTGTGCGGCGAGCACTGCCGCGCAGGCCGCTTGGTGTGCGGCGACGGCACGCTGTTGCGCGGCCACGGCGCGTTGGCGCCGGGCTTTCTGGATGATGCGTTGCAGTAGTTCACTCATTGGGTACTCCAGTTTTAAGTGCCCATGCAGGCGGGTTAGAAACCCGCCATACGAGTAGTTCACTCGTAACGCCCAATGCTAGAATCGCTGTGCACTGGGACGGATTATTCCCAAGCAGAAGGGGCGGGCCACGTGGCCCGCCCCTTCTGTCGTTTCTGGGCTAGCGCACCTCAGCCTGTAAGGCCGGATGCTCGGGGGTGTTGGGATACCGCTCCCGGAACTCCGCCAAGGACCTTTGCCAGAGCTGAAGCAGCTCCTCCGCCCACGGATCTGCGGAGCCCTGCAGCAAGGCAATTCCGCTGCGTAGGACTACATACCCGGTGTCTAGTCGGCCGCTGCGGGCGTAATCGTCCGCCGTTCGGATCGCATCGAGCAATCGCACCACCTCGGAAGTCGGTAGCATCTCTTGCCTCTTTCTGTCGCTTCAGGGCTACTCGGCGGAGCGGGCTGCCTTCTGTCGCTCTACCTCATCCCGAAGGCATTGCTGGATCAGCGCTGATCTAGTCCCATCCGGTATGTATTCATCCGCATCCGCCGCCAGATCCGCCGGGAGCGTGTAGGTTCGGACGATGGACTTCTTACCGGGAGGCAATGGCGGCCGGCCTCGCGGGTTCCCTGTGCGTTTTCCCATAGTGGGCAGTATAGCGGCCTCCCCATTTAATCGCAATATCAAAATAGGGTTGACTTTCGCCCATTAAGTATATATATTGAATATAGCAACAGAGAAGGGGTGCCCTAGCCTGGAAAACGAGGAGCACCCCTTCACCCGATCACTCCGAGGAGATCACGATGACAGTTTTATCCCGAACCGGCGCCGCCCACCGCACCAAGTTGATGACGCAGGACCGCGCCGAGCGTTTCGCCCGCTGCATCCAGGCGAACCCCCGCTTCGTGAACGTAGTTGTCTCGGAGTCGCCCCGCTCCGCCGGTAAGTTCCTGGTGACGTTCAATACCAGCTCCGACGAGACCGGCGAGAAGATCCGGCAGGATGCACACACTGCCCGGCTGGAGCGCGCCCTCGTGGACGGTAAGGACTTCATCTTCGTCGCGGACGACGGCGGCGAGTTCATCTGGTGCATGTCCACTTCCGGCGAGACGTACGAAGTGACTTCCGCGAGCTGCACGTGCCCGGATCATCAGTACCGCTGCCGGCCGAACGGCCTCCAGTGCAAGCACCAGCTCGCGCTGATCCACGGCGCCGCCCCGGTCCGCAGCTGGGCCGCCTGATCTTAACCGGGCGGGAGGTGCACCTCCCGCCCTTCGGAGGTCAGGCCCATGCGACGTACCGCCGTTCCCCCCGCCGTTGTCCCGTGCGACTGCTGCCCGAACCGCCTCATGGAGAGCGAGGCGGCCGGGTCCCGCCGCGCACTCTCCGGCGCCGTGCTGTGCTGGCGCTGCCGGCGGCGCCAGTATCCCGCCTTCACCCCCGTGCACCAACTCCCGGCCGGGTGTGCCGCCCTGGTCCGCCCGACCGGTTACGGGCAGTATGTGTGCGACCTGGCCACGCCGGCCGGCACGTTCCAGGGTGGCGGCTGGACCGATGAATTGGCCCTCTCCCGCGCTCGTGCGGCGGCTACCCTGGCCGGCGCGTTGTAATCCGCAGCCGCCGGCACTTCAGTCGGCGGCTGCCCCTTCCATAATGGATGCTATGCCTACACTCTCAGAACCCGAGTTGGAGGACCTGGCCGCGTCCCCCGACGCGACCACGCGCCAGCTGGCCGGCGAGCTCCTCCGCTACCGCCAGACCCTTTCCCGAATCCGCGGGCTCCTCGGCGTCTACAGCCCGGCGAACGTCCATAAAGCGTGGCGCTTGATCGTCGATGAGGTAGGGGAGGCCTGACGGTAAAATCATCCGACTGGAATCGCCCTCTCGGTGCCTAAGTAGTTGAGAGCAACCCATTTGACCAACTGTCGCTTCCGTCGCTATGGTGAGTAGGGGAGAGAACAGTCGTTTGGGCTCCTGGAGCTACCGTGAACGATCTGAGCCGGCAGGCGGACGCGCTGCTTGAACAGCAGCCGCAAGACGAGGAATTCCCTTTCTACACCGAGGACGCGGAGCGCCGTCGGTCCCAGGGCCGCGGCCGGGAAGGGACCCGTTTCCGTGAGACCGCGCTCACGGAGATGCTCCGCGCGATCCACGCCACGCCCGACGAGCAGGTGGAGCGGGTGGACACCGCCCAGCGCCTCCTGCGCGCCGCCCGCCTGACGATGGAAGAGCGCGCCTCCTTCCTGCTCTCCGTGCAGTTCGGGATGACCGATCAGGAGATCGGCGAATTCCTCGGCCGGCATCGGGAAACCGTCCTGATCGCCCGCCAATCCGCCCGGCGAAAGCTCCGGCAGGCCGCCGATCTGGCCGGTCTCGCCGCCTGAAAACCCGCTAGTTCCAGCCGTGGTTTGGTGGTGTAAAGGCGCATTATCACCACCAAGCCGGGGCCGATAATTATCACCCCATGAGCCGTGCCGACCTGCTCCCAGCGGCGGCCGCGGCCGCCCCTTCTCCCGCCCTCGATCCGGTGGCGCTGCTCCTGGCCGACAAGCGGAGCCCCGCCACGAAGCGAGCCTACGCCGGAGATCTCCGCGACTTCTTCGGCGAGGAGCCCGGCCCGGGCGTGGTGCGGGCCTTCGTGTCGCTGCCGGCCCCGGAGCTCGCGCTGCGCCTCGCCACCTATAAGGCCACGCTGATCCAGCGCGGCGCCGCGGAGGCGACCGTCAACCGCCGGCTCAGTGCGGTGCGTTCCCTGCTCAAGTACTGCCACCGTCTGGGCTACGCTCAGAGCGACGGCCGCAACCTGGTGGAGAGTGAGAAGGCCCAGACCTACCGGGATACCCGCGGAGTCGACCTGGCCACGATGCGCAAATTGATCCGGCTGCCTGGAAAGAAGGGCGTGGCCGGCTTGCGCGACACCGCTCTCCTTCGCCTCCTCTGCGAGAACGCGTTGCGCCGCGCCGAGGTGTGCGCGCTGGACGTGGCGGACTGGCGCGAAAGTGAACGTAGGTTGATGGTGCTGGGTAAGGGGCAGGGCACCCAGAAGGCTCCCATCACCGCGAGCCGGCCGCTGGCGAACGCCCTCTCAGCGTACCTCGCCGCAGCTGGCCACCGCGATGGCGCTCTGTTCCGGAACCTGGACCACCGGCCGGAGCACGCCGGTGAACGCTTAACCCCCAACGGCCTGTATGAGCTGGTCCAGGGGTACGGGAAGCGGCTCGGCGTGCCGCAGCTCTCTCCCCACCGCCTGCGCCACTCCGCGATCACCGCGGCGCTGGATGCCACCAACGGCGACGTGCGGCGGGTCCAGAAGCTCTCCCGGCACCGCGACATCCGCACCCTGACCATTTACGATGACAACCGCCACGATCACCAGGGAGACGTGAGTGAGAGCCTGGCGGCGCTGCTGGGCTCCTGAAAATCGTCCGACAGAAGGCGCCTGCTCGGTGCCTTTATAGTTGGAATGCAGTTCTCACTTGATGAATGGCGCCGCCGGGTTCCGGCAACGCGCTCCCTAATCGTAGACGCTGAGCTGATCGAGGAGCATCGGTATGCGACGTTAGCCAGGATGTGCCGAGAGGCCGGCTGCTCGGAACGGCAGACCCGGGTGGTATTGGACGTGGCGCACGGCCGCTCCAATGTGGAGATTGCCTCCAACCTCCGGATCTCACCGACGCGCGCCGGCCAGACACTCCAGGCGGCGCTGGCCAAGCTCGAAGATACATTCCAACCGCGTACGGGCCTCTCGGAAGACGAGGCCGGCTTGATCCTCCGTTTAATGTCCCGGCGCCGGGGTGGCGCCCCGCCTACCCCCGTGTTCGATGAGCGCGGCCGGCAGGTCGGAGCGAAGGCCCGAGCCTTCGGGATGTGCGCGGAAGACATCGCCGGCCACCGGTGGGACACGACGCGTACCATTTTGGAGCTCGCCTGTCGGATCACAGGCCAGCCGGTACCGTTCCAGCGGCTGCGGACCCTTCCGCAGCGTTCGGAGTGCGGTGCCGCGATGGCCGCAGAGTGGCGCCGGCAGCGCGAGCAAGTAGGCCAGCCTGGACGCAGCAAGCGGAAGGGCAAGAGCCGGCGGTCGCAGTCACCCGCCTGAAGTCCGACTTGCAACTCTATCTATGCGATAGGTGGGCCACTTCTCCGGAAGCGGCCCACCCAAGCAGCACCGGGTGGCGGTAGTGGCCTCCGCTGCCTACGGTTAGATGCCGAGCCTCAGTGGCGACCGTAGGGCTTCAGTGCAACACCCGGACCCCGCAGGCGAGATGCCGGCGGGGCTTTTTGATGGCCGGAGATCCGCGCGATGGAACAGGCACCCGCTCAGACTACTCCCCGCGTCCGGTCTCGCCGGCGCGCCGCGGCGGCGGGTGCGAAGTCGCCGCGCTGGCTCCGGATGTGCCTGGACCTCTCGTTGGTCCCGCCGGCCAACGGCAAGATGTTCTCGATCGACACCACGGGGCGGAAGCTCCGGGTGATCGTGTTCGCTCCGGTGCCCATCGCCGCGGCCCTCGCGCTGGCGCTATTCGGAGATAAGCCCTGGGTTCACGAGTTGCTGCGGACCGTCCAGCACTGGCTGGCGCGCTGAGGAGACGCCTGATGATTGCGAAGACTGTGATCGAAGTGGTGCACGCGGGCATGGCCCGGTGGTCAGTAGGGGACATCGCGAAGGACGTGGCGGGCGGCCTGGCCGACCAGGCGAAGGCCATCGCGCAGCGCCTGCTCCAGACGGGCGTGATCGACATCCTCTCCGCCGCCGGCCTCCGGAAGTGCGGTCGCGAGATCGCGAAGCACAGCGAGACGGTGATCACGGAAGGCGCGCCCACCGTCGAGCAGCGGCAGCGCCTGGCGGGCGCGCTCGCCGCGAACTTCTCCCTGGTCGCCGCCTCCGCCGCGGACGCCCATGCCCGGCTCTATGCCGCTCAGGGAGACCTGGAAGCGGCCCGGGGCACGGCCGGCGAGAGCGCGGCCCGAAAGGCGCGCGAAGAGTCCGAGCAGCGCTTCATTGAGGCATTCGCGGAACTGGGCCGCCTGGCTCCTGTGGGTGACGCGGTCTAATGGGGCAGCAGATCCAGCTCACTAACGGGTTGATCCGGCAGTGCCTGGAACGGCTCGGCCACGTGGCCGGATCGGGGCAGCTGCACCTGCTCGGCATCCGCGGTGCCACTCCGGTCGGCTCGCGGGTCATCTTGACCGGTGCCAACGCGCCGGACCGGTACAACGACACGATTGCGGTCTTCGGCACGGAGTTGAGCCTCTTTGAGGCTTCCGTGGATCCCGGGCAGTTCTACACCAGCAAGCCGCTGGATAAGGATGGCTGCGCCCACCTCCGCAACGGCCAGTGGGATTACCAGTTCGGCACGCACCGCGGCCACCGCGCCCTGGTGCAGGCCGGGCCGGTCTCCGTGTGGCGGGACCGGAACGGCGACCACGTTCAGGACCCGCACGAACAGGTGGAGAGCGGTTACTTCGGGATCGACATTCACGCCGGCGGCAACGTCGCCAGTGTGGGCCCGCACTCCGCCGGCTGCCAGATCCTGCGCGGCGACTGGAACAGCCGCAGTTGGCAGGTCTTCCTGCGCATCCTGGAGATGTCCGAGCAGACCCGCTTCCACTACTACCTGATCGACGCGGCCGACCTGGTGGCGGTCTCGCGTGCCTGACGGCCTGTCTCAGCTGATCCGCGAAGTGGAAGCCCTCGCGGATCGCTACGGGGCCGCCCTGGTGCGCCCGCGCCGCTTCCGCCGCTTCGAAGTTCGCCGGGCCGGCGAGGTGCTGGCGTCCGGCGTCGAGTTCCCATCCGGTCAAACCGTGATGGAGTGGGGTGCCGCTCCGGACGTTCAGGAAACCCACCGCAGCATTTCACGCGTGGAACTCCTGCACACCACCGGCGGTACCACCGTCGTGTTCCTGGACTGAAGGAGGTCCCCATGCGTTCCCGATATGTGGCAGTCTTCGGCGCTCTGTGCGCCCTGCTCCCCGTGCTCCTCTGCATGCCGCCCGCGCAGGCCGCGACCCCGCCGGCACCCGCTCCCCCGGAGATCCGGATGAAGCTCACCGGAAGTGACGCAGCAGTGATGGAACGATCCATCAGCCGGCCCCTGCCGCCTGACGAGTTGATCGAGGTCGGCCGGCAGGCGGAGCTATTCCGGCCCGCTCCGGACGTGTGGGAGTGGATCCAGTCGGTCTACCTCGAGGAGGGCGCGCCGCTGATCAATTACGACCACGCGCACCTCATCGGCGCTGACGTGGGCGTCCTCTGGACCACGGCGGAGAACGTCTCCCAGGGCCGCCAGATCGCCGGCACGGCCGAAATTCCCAACGTGAAGGGCACGCGGTGGACGAAGGCCCGCGAGCGCTACCAGCTCAACCAGTGGTTCGGCTACATCCCGGATTTCGTCATCACCCTGGACGCCGTGACGGCCGCCGATGATCCGGACCTTAACTTTTGCGCCCTGGTCGACCACGAGCTGTACCACTGCGGCCTGCGGGTGGACCGGGAAGGCAACGTGAAATACGACCGCTTCGGTGATCCGGTGTTCGCGATCCGCGGCCATGACGTGGAAGAGCACATCGGCGTGGTGGCGCGCTACGGCATCGTGAGTGCTGGCGTAGAGCGCCTGGTCGCCGCCGCGCTGCGGCCGCCGCTGATCGAACAGGCGCAGATCGAGATCGCCTGCGGCAACTGCCTCCGGGCCTGAGCGCCCGTTTCCCTTGAGAACCCTTGATGGACACTCCGGCGCCCGAACCCTCTCCCGAGACCGCCCCCGAACGCAATCGCCTCCCCGTAGAGGCACAGCTCTGGGCAGTGACTCGGCTCGCGTGTTTCGTGCCGCCGGCAGAGGTCCGCAAGGAGATCGCGGAGACCTGGGGCGTCCAGGTGACGCCTCAGGCGCTCACCTACTACGACCCGGAGACGGCCGCCGGCCGGGAGCTTCGATCGGAGCTGAAGGCCCTCTTCGCGGAGACCCGCGAAGGCTACCTCAGCGACGTAAAAGCCTGCCCGGCTGCTAATCAGGCGTTTCGGGTGTGGGAGCTGTATCGGCTCTACCTGGCCAATCGGCAGAAGTCGCCGGTGGTGGCGGCCTCGCTCCTGGAGCAGCTCTCCAAGGAGACGGGAGGCGTCTACACCAACCGCCGCGAGCTGACCGGGGCGAACGGCGGACCCGTCCAGGTCCAACATGCGCCGCCGGATCTCTCCGCGCTCAGCCTGGAAGAGTTGAAGTCTCTTGCTTCTATCCTCTCCAAAACCGCCCCCGCCGCCGGCGCCGGAACAGAGAATCCCGACGTTTCAGGAGGTGCGGGCGGAGCTGGCCCGGCGTAGTCTCGCGGAGTTCATCCGGGACGGCTGGGACATCCTGGAGCCGGGCACGCCGCTCCTCTGGGGCTGGCATCTCGACGCGATCTGCGAGCACCTGGAGGCGGTGAGCGACGGCCGCATCAAGCGGCTGCTGATCAACATCCCGCCCGGACACATGAAGTCGCTGATCGTCAGCGTCTTCTGGCCGGCCTGGATGTGGGTGCACCGTCCGGAGTGGCGCTGCCTCAGTGCGTCCTACGCGGCAGACCTGGCCATCCGGGATAGCGTCCGCTGCCGCGACCTGATCACCTCGGAGTGGTATCAGGACAGCTTCCGGCCCACCTGGTCGCTGAAGACCGATCAGAACGTTAAGTCCAACTTTGAGAACGATCGAAGGGGCTTCCGCTTTTCGCTCTCCGTGGGCGGCCGGGCGACCGGCTTCCGCGGCGACTGCACCATTGTCGACGACCCGCTCAACGCGAAGGAACAACACAGTGAGCTAGCCCGGGCCGAGTGTATCTTCTGGTGGGACAAGGTCATGAGCTCTCGGCTCAATGACCAGCGGACCGGGGCGCGCGTGATCATCATGCAGCGCCTCCACGAGATGGACCTCAGCGGCCACGTGCTCGCGAAGTCCGCCCGCAGCCCGAAGAACGCTTACGTTCACCTCTGCCTGCCCACCCTGTTCGAACCGGAGCGCCTGGACGCCGGCCCGAAGCAGAACGGCATTCCCCGGGTTACCGGCATCGGTTGGAGTGACCCGCGAAAGGAATCGGGCGAGCTGCTCTTCCCGAAGCTCTTCCCGCCGGAGGTGATCGAGGAGATCCAACTCGATCTCGGCGACTCCGACTTCGCGGGACAGCACCAGCAGCGGCCCGCGCCGGCGGACGGAGACATCTTCAAGCTGCTCTGGTTCGTGGCCCGCTACGCCAAGCTGCCGGAGTTTAAAGAGGTCTGGACGATCTGGGACACGGCCCTCAAGGCCGCCCAGAAGAACGACGAATCGGCCTGCTGCGTGGCCGGCCTGGGTGTGGACGGCTACCTCTACATCCTGAAGATCCTGCACGGCCGGTGGGAGACCCCCGACCTGGCCAAGCTCCTGGTGGCGCAGTCCGCGGAGCTGCGCGAGCGCTACGGCGCCCTCTACAAGGGCGACTACGTGGAAGACAAGGTGAGCGGCACGACGCTGATGCAGTATGTGCGCCGCTCCCACCCGCAATTAGCCCTCATTCCCATCCAGACCGGCAGCGAGAGCAAAGAGGAGCGCGCCCGCGGCGTCACGCCGCTGTGTGAAGCGCTCCGGATCCGCCTTCCTGACCTGGAAGAGTTCCCCGAAGCCCGCGAGTGGATGGAAGCCCTCTTCCTCCAGCTGATGGCCTTCCCGAATGGCGCCCATGACGACATCGTTGACACCTTCGTTTACGCCCTCAAGCGGGTTATGGGCACGCTCGGCCGCCGGAAGGTCGTGGTAGGCTAATGCGCTTTCTCCCTGTACCCTGGTTCTCCGGAAAAGCCGCGCCGACGCGTGCCGCCGGCAAGGGACGCCTACCGGTGCCCCGCTCCAATGGTGGCCCGTGCGACGTCATCAGCGTCGGCGGCGAGCTGGTGAAGATCCTCACGATGGGCAGCCGGCCCACGTCGGTCAAACGCAGCGATGCCGGCGATCCGCTCGCCAACTCCATTGTCGCGATCTGCCTTAACTGGATTGGCACGAGCTGGCCCCTGGCCGTCCCGCAGATCGGCAAGATGAACGGCGGGAAATTCGAGCCGCACGCGAAGCCGCATCCGCTCCTCAGTCTGCTCAAGCGCCCCAACCCGCAATACTCCGGGAAGTGGCTGTGGTGGGCGCTGAATGCGGATTACTGGAGCGCGGGCAATGCTTACGGTCACATGATCCCGGGCCGCAGCGGCCTGGCGGAGATCAATTACCTGCCGGCGCGTTGCGTCGAGCCCAAGCCGGATTCCACGGGCTACCTCTCGCACTACGAATACTCGGTCGATGGCCAGGTGTACGACGTGGAGCCGGAGTTCATGCTCCACTTCCGCTTTGGAATCGATCCGCGGAACGTACTCAAGGGGCTTGCGCCCCTCGATAGCGCCTTTCGGGAGCTGGTGAAGGATAACCGCGCTTCCGATTACGAGGCGGGCGCTTTCAACAATGGAGGCCTGCCGCCCGCGATCTTGACGCCGCGGATCACGAAGGACGCCATGGGCGAGCCAGTGCTCACCGAAGACGAGGCGCGCGTGCTCACCGAGCAGCTGCAAGAGAAGATGCAGCTCAGCCCGGGGCAGCTCCGCTTTATCAGCTCGGCGATGCAGCTCATTCAGCTGGGCTTCAAGCCGAAGGACATGGCCACGGGCGAGGTGCGGAAGTCGCCGGAGACCCGCATCCCGGCCCTCTTCCAGATTCCGCCCGTGGTGCTCGGCTTGGAGGCCGGTCTGGAGCGCAGCACCTTCAACAACATGGAGAGCGCTGTCCGGCAAGCGTGGAATGGGTGCCTGATCCCGACCCAGGATTACTTCGCGGAAGAGGTCACCGTCAAAGCCCTGCCTTTCTACGGTGCTGACGATGACGAGATGATGGCGTGGGATCGCTCCAATATCGGCGAGCTGCAGCCGGATAAGGCGGCCCTCCGGGAACAGGCCCGGAAAGACAAAGAGGCCGGCATTATCACGATTGAGGAGGCCCGCTCCGAAGGCGGACGCCAGACCACGCCGGACGACCTCGCGAAGCTGGAAGAGGAACGGCCGCAGCCGCCGGCGCTGCCCGACCCGAACGCCGACCCGGCCAATCCGCCGGTACCGGCGAAGCTGCCGGCGGGCAAGAAGTCGCTCTGGACGAAGAAGGCGAGCACTCCGGAAATCGTCCTCGAGAACGCCGCGGATGCGTTTCGGGATGCCCTGGCGACCCACGAAGACGCGGCCGTCGCGCAGATGCGCCACGCGCTCGAGACCGTGGAGATCGGGCTCCAGGAGAAGCTGGACGCGCTTGTCACCCGGATGGAAGCGGCGCAACTGGCCAATGAGCCGATCAGCGATTCCTGGCTCTTCCAGGAGCGCCGGTACCAGGAGCTGATCGCGCAGTGCGAAGACTCCATGAAGGGGCTCGGCGCCGAGGAAGGGCCGCGCCTGGCGGACTACAAGCGCGCCGCGATGGAGACGGCCACCACGCACGCGGAGCTGCTCACCCGCGCCGCCCTCGGCGAACTGCCGGAGGGGATCACCATCCCCTGGAACCGGCTGCCGGTGTCCAGCCTGGAGAGCTTCGTCGGCTACAGCGCGGACGGTACCGCCCTGGGCGACCTCCTGGCGGAGCTGGGGCCGGACCTGGCCAAGAACGCGCGGGAAGCGCTGCTGCAAGGGATCGCGGAAGGGAAGAGCCCGCAGGCCATCGCGCGGAAGCTAGAAGACGCCTTCGCCGGCAATCGCAACCGCGCCCTCACCACGGCCCGCACGGAGGTCAACCGCGCGCACCGGACGGCGGCTGTCCACAACTATGCCGCCAACCCGGATGTCGTGCAGGGCTGGACCTGGCTGGCCACCCTCACCACCCGCACGTGCGCCGGCTGCTGGGCGATGCACGGCACCAAGCACCTCAACTCGGAGACGCTGGACGATCACCCGAACGGCCGCTGTATCGCATGCCCGAACACGCGGAGCCTGGCGGAGATCACCGGCGACCTGACCCTCCCGGATAACCGCCCCCAGATCGCGCTGGGGACCGACGCGTTCGCCAAGCTGAGCGCCGCCGACCAGGAAGAGATCCTGGGCAGCGGCGCCTATGCCCTCTATCGCGACGGCAAGATCGAGCTCCGGCACATGGTCACCCAGACGCACGATGAGCGCTGGGGGACGATGCGCCGGCCAGCTACGCTCGCCGAGGCGCAGGCCCACGCGGCCGCCTAGTTCGAAAGGAACTCGTTTGATGCAAGACCCTCGTGAAGCAGTGCTGGCCGCCGCTAGCGCGGTCCGGAAGGCCCGCGAAGAGCTGCGGAATATGACCGAGTATCACGAAGCGGCGAAAGCGACGTTCAATGAAGCCCGCGAGCTAGATACGCAGGCCCGCAAAACACTGGACGCCGCCCAGTGGGACCTCAACATGGCCATCGAGCAGCTGCCGTTGGCACCGGCGAGTGCCGAGCCGCCGCGTCAGCTGCTCAGAAAGAAGCCAGGCTTCTAACTCTTCGGAACCTCGTTCCACGTCCAGCGGGCCGCCCTTTCCGGGGTGGCCCGCTCTGCTCAGGCACCCATCATGCAGATCCAATACAAGACCCTCGCCTTCAAATCGGCCGGCACGGATGGCCTGGCAGCTAACGAGTTTTCGGGCTACGCGTCCACGTTCGGCAACGTGGATGAGGACGGCGACATCATCGAGCGCGGCGCGTTCAGCCTCACGCTGCCGGAGTTCCTGAAGACGGGTCTGATCCTCTGGCAGCACCAGATGCGGGTGCCAATTGGGAAGCCCGTAGAGGCGTACGAAGACGAGAAGGGCCTGTTCGTGAAGGGCCGGATCAGCGACACCGCGGACGGCCGCGACTGCCTGACGCTGATGCGGGACGGCGTGATCAAGAAGCTCTCCATCGGCTACCGGGTGGAGGCCTACACGATGCTCTCCAAAGAGCAAGGCATCGCCCGGATGGGTGAAGCCGCCTACAACGCGGCCCTGGCGTCGCTCCCGTGGTGGAGTGACGGCCTGCGCCTGATCACCCAGATCAAGCTGTACGAGTACTCTCCTGTCTCCATCCCGGCCAACGGCCTGGCGGACATCCTCGGCGTGAAGAGTGCCGGCGGACGGCTGCCGGAGACGGAACGCGAATTTGAGGGCTTCCTGCGGGATGCAGGGTTCCCTCGCAAAGCCGCCACGGCCCTCACGGGGCACGGGTGGCGCGGCCTCCAGCGGGATGCTGGGGCGGACGACGCAGCACTGGTCCAGAGCTTGAAGAAGCTCCAGGCCGCTATTTCAGCATCCTGAGGGAGCACCCATGAGCGAAGTGAAAGAGCTTGTCGAAGGCATCAAGGGCACCTTCGAAGAGTACAAGAAGACGAACGACGCCCGGCTCAAAGCCCTGGAAGAGGGCAAGAGCACCGCCGACTTCGACGAGAAGCTGGCGAAGATCGAGAGCGACTTGCAGGACATGCAGGGCCAGGTCACCAAGGCCCAGCGCCTGCCGCTGCGCGGCGACCGCGACGGCAAGAGCCTCTCCCGCGAGGAGCTGGCCCACAAGAGCGCGTTCTTCGGCGGCTTCGTCCGCAAGGGCCGGGACAGCGACCTCTCCGAGTTGGAGCAGAAGGCGATGAACGTCTCCAGCGATCCGGACGGCGGCTTCCTGGTGCCCGTGGACACTTCCGGCCGGATCATCACCCGGCTGTATGAGACCAGCCCGATGCGCAACATCTGCGCGGTGGAGACCATCAGCGTAGGCGCGCTGGAGGGGCCGGTCGATGACGACGAGGCGGAAGACGGCGGCTGGGTGGCGGAGATGGGTACCCGCAACGAGACCGGCACGCCGCAACTCGGGCGCTGGAAAATCACTCCGGAAGAACTCTACGCGCAGCCGAAGGCGACTCAGACCCTGCTGGACGACGCGGCGTGGGACGTGGAAGGCTGGCTCAGCCGGAAGATCGCGGACAAGCTCGGACGCACCGAGAACGCCGCCTTCGTGAACGGCAACGGCACCGGCAAGCCGCGCGGTTTCCTGACGTATGCGAACGGCACCACTCGCGGCACCATCGAGCAGATCAAGTCCGGTGCCAGCGGCGCTTTCGACGCCACTAACCCCGGTGACCGGCTCATCAACCTGGTGTACAGCCTGAAGGCCCGCTACCGCCAGAACGCGCAGTTCCTCATGGGCCGGCTTACCCTGGCTGAGGTCCGCAAGCTGAAGGACGGCAACGACAACTACCTGTGGCAGCCGGACTTCACCAAGATGCGCAGCGGCTCGCTGTTGGACTACGGCATCACCGAAGCCGAAGACATGCCGGCCATCGGCGCCAACTCCCTGTCCATCGCCTTCGGCGACTTCCGCGAGGGTTACACCATCGTGGACCGCATGGGCATCCGCGTGCTCCGCGACCCGTTCACTTCGAAGCCGTTCGTGAAGTTCTACGTGACCAAACGGACCGGCGGCGATGTCGTCAACTTCGAAGCCATCAAGGTGATGGTCTTCTCCGCCTAACCGCGGCCTTCCCCTGTACCGGCAAGCAGTTGAGCCCGCGCGACTGAGAGGCGCGGGCCGGCTGTCCCCGGTGAGGCACTCACGTGAGAGATCTCTACAATCACATCGATGTCCGCCGCGCCATCAGCCCGGTTTCGGACGCGGACAATACCGCTCTCGTCTCCCAGATCATCGACCGCCAGGGCTTCGAGTCCCTGACGTTCGCGATCTTGGCCGGAAGCATTGCGGACGCCGACGCCACCTTCGCCGTTCTGGTGGAAGACGGCGACGTCGCCAACCTCTCCGATGCCGCGGCCGTCTCCGACGACAACCTCCTCGGCACGGAGCTGCTCGCGGGCTTCCAGTTCGACGACGACAACGAAACCCGGAAGATCGGCTACGTGGGCGGCAAGCGCTACGTGCGCCTGACGATTACCCCGACCGGTAACGCCTCCGCGGCGCTGATCAGCGCACTGGCCATCCTCGGCCATCCGGCCCGGCTGCCCGTCGCCTGATGAGGGACCGGAGCAGGGGTCACACCCTGCTCCGGCTCCGGACCCTAACCCGATGCCTCTCACCCTCGATCAAGCACTGAGCCGGCTCAGCCGGATGGTCGCCGCCACGCAGGAACCCACCCTGGATACGGCAGCGTTGGAGGAGCTCCTCACCACGCACGCTCGCGCCACCGTGTGGACCGCGGCGACGGCGTATGGGGTGGGGGAGGCGGTGGTCTCCACGGCGCGCAACGGCCGGCTGTATCGCTGCCTGGAGCCGGGCACCAGCGACGCCGCCGAGCCGGAGTGGGGCGCTACGTGCGCGCAGTACCAGGGCCGCCAGGTGGGAGACGGCGACGAGTTGGTGTGGGTGGACTGCGGGCCCGCGTTTTCCGACCTGTGGGACCTGAAGGCAGCGGCGCGGGATGGTTGGCTGCAGAAGGCGGCCGCCGTCGCGCACCAGATCAAGTTCGGCAGCGCCGGCCAGACGTTCGAGCTGCAGCAGCAGTATGAGCACTGCCTGGAGATGTCCGCACGCTACAGCTCCACGCCGGGGGTGTTCTGATGCTCTCCGCCTCCATGCTCGCGACGATGCGCGCCACCGTCGAAACCTACACGATGGACCAGACGGCGGAGATCCTGCGCTCAGAGGACATGGATGACGGCCGCGGCGGTGAGCTGGCGGGCGAGCCGGAAGTGGTGGCCACCGTTGCGTGTGAAGTCGTCCGGAAGACCCCGAAGGGCGAGCTGAGCGAGGCCGGCCAGGTGGTGGCGTCCGTGCTGTATGAGGTGCGCCTGCCGCACGGCACGGAGATCTACCCCACCGATCAGCTCCGCATCGGCGGGCAGCTGTATGAGATCCTGGACGCCGGCGACAGCCACAGCCGGACGCTGCAGGCGCTCCTGACCTGCCGGAAGGTAAACTGATGGGCCTCAAGCTCTCCGTCAATGATGTGGGCCTGCGCGGCTTGCGGGCCTCGCGCTCGCGCCTGGGACGGGTGGTGCTGGAGACGGCCGCGAACGTCCAGGCCCACGCGCAGGTGGCGATCACCAGCGGGCCGAAAACGGGCCGCGTCTACCAGCGCGGGGAGCACCAGGTGCAGTTCGCCACGAAAGGCGGCGGCCGCGCCTCGTTCACGGCCCACAAGGGCAAAGCGGCTTCCGAGCACCAGGCGTCCGCTCCGGGGGAAGCGCCGGCCAACGAGTTCGGCAACCTCGCCGGCAGCATGAGCCACCGAATGACCGGCGAGACCTCCGCTGAGGTGTCCGTCAACGCCGAGCAGGCGGCGGCGTTGGAGTTCGGGCGGGAAGACGGCAGCATCGAGTCGCGACCCTACCTCACGCCGGCGGCGGAACAGGCTCGCGAGGGCTTCGGCGCCGCGATCACGCTGGAATTGCGGCGCGCGGCGGAAGGCAACTGATGGAAGAAACCGCCATCTCCCAGTTTTTGCGCGACACCCTGATCAATGCCGCCGGCGTTGTCGCGCTGGTGTCCGGCCGGGTCTACGAAGAGGAAGCGCCAGGCGTCAAAGTGCGCCCCTACGTCCTCTATCGCCTGCAGGCGCCGAACGCCGACCGGGTGGGCTTCGGCTCGCGGAACCGGCTCCTGGCGCGCGGCCTCTGGCTCGTGAAGGGGATCACCGAGGGCAACACCTTCACCACGGGCGATGCCCTGGCCAGCGCGATCGACACGGCCCTCAATGCGGCGGAAGGGCTCGTCACGATTGACGAGCAGGATTACCGCGTGTTCCGGATCCGCCGCAGCACCGCCGTCCGCTACCTGGAGCACCCCGCCGGCCAGACCAGCGGCACTCGCTACAACCACGTCGGCGGCCTCTACCGAGTGCAGTGCTGTAAGCGCTAACCGCCACCTACCGCGCTACGGCGCCCCGCTCCTGGCCTGCCCCACCTCGCGGTGACGGCGGGCCGTTTGTTTGAAAGGACCCGGATGGACACCAGAGCGACATCAATGGAGTGCCTCCAGACCGGCCCGGAAGTGACGCCGGGCACGTTGGTGGCCGCGACCCAGCGCATCCTCGGCGTGGAGCGCTTCACCCTCACCCCGGAAGGGGACTACCACTTCCACGAGTCGGCCGGCCTGGAAGTGCCGAACGACAACTCCCGGGAGAAGGAGCACAGCACCTTCGAATGGGAAGGCGGCGGCTGCTACAACTGGCTGCAGCAGGTCTTCTCCGGCCTCTTCGGCGCGCCGGGCGGCGACTCCCCGTTCACCTGGGCTCCGGACGCGAAGGGGCTGGACCCCATCCAGGCTTACACCCTCGAGACGGGCAGCGATGTCTACGCCGAAAAGGCGGGCTACGGGACGCACAGCAACTTCCGGATGCGGATGAACAAGCAAGACGTGGCCTTCAACGGCGGCGGCTTCGCGCAGAAGATCACGGAAGGGATCACGCTCACCAGCGCCGCCGACGACCTGCCGGCGGTACTGATCGACCCGGATAAGGTGGACATCCTGATCGGGGACAGCGTGGGCAGCCTCGCGGCCATCGACTGGCTGGAGAGTGAGTTCTCGGTCGCGAACCGCTGGATGCCGCACTTCGTCGGCGGTACCGGCAGCACGTCCTTCAAGAAGGTGAAGAAAGGCAAGACGCAGTACGGCCTGCAGCTCGTGCTGGAGCACGACTCCGCGTCGTCCGGCTACCTGACCGCCCTGCGCGCGAAGACCACCAAGTATGCGCGCATCCGGGCGCACAGCGCGGTGGAGTTCACCGCCGGCAACGCCTACGACCTCCAGATCACCTTCCCGTTCCGCTTCCGCAAAACGCCCAAGCTGGGCAATCAGGATGACGTCTTCGGCGCCACCTGGGAGCTGCAGCCGGTCTACGTGCCCACCTACCTCACCACGGGCGGGTTTATGGAGATCATCCTCACCAACGGCTACGTCGCCGCGTAAAGGGCGCCCTGCCTCCGCCCGCACCGCTTACGGCCGCAGTGATGGTTCATGCCATCACTGCGGCCGCTGCGCTTTCACCCTGGGCCGGGATTGGCCCACGACCCATTCAACGACCCGGAGACACGTTTGTGAGTAAAGCCCTCGCCCCTGTTGCCACCCTCGCCGCGCTCAGCCTGTCCGTGCTCCTCAACGAGCGGAGCGAAGTCTCCGTGCCGGTGGGAGAGCAGTCCGTCACGGTCGGCTACTACTGCGGCAAATACAACACGCCGTTCATCCAGAAGCTCGATGCCATGGACGTGGATGACGTGCTCGAAGAGCTGCTTTGCGACTGGACCCTGGCGGATGAAGATGGCCTGGCCATTCCCGTGACGAAGGAGACCATCGCGCAGCTGCCGATCCGGTTCAAGCAGCGTGTCTGGGTCGCGATCCGGGACGATCAGCGCCCAAACTAGCCGCGGGCGCCAGGGCCCTCGAAACCTGGCTCCTCACCTACGGCCGCCGCGGCTCGTGTCCAGACTGGTTCCGCCTGGTGAAGGCCGCGCAGTACCTGGGCTGCCCACCGTGGGAGTTGCTGGACCGGCCGGCCCTCTGGCTCTCCATCGCCGAGCACGCGGAAGCGGTCGAGAACCGGGTCAAGCTGGAGTTCGCGAAACGCCGGCGACCGTTCTGAGCTAGTCGCTGCCGGCGAAGCCAACTACCCCGTAAGCCGCGCTGCTCGACTCGGTCTTGTTGACCTCGCCATTCTTGTAGAGCGTGACGGTGATGGTGCCGTCTTCCGTCCCCTTCTGGAAGTTGATGCTGACGATCTGCGCCTTTCCCAGCGGGTAGGAGCCAGTTCCGGAGCCTTCCACGGAGCGTGTGGTGCTACCTTCTGGAGACGTGATCATCAGCGCCCCGGTGTATTTCGCGGGCGGGAAGACGCTCACCCGGGCTTCCCATTCCGGCAGCGGATGCAGCAGCCGCGACACCGGGCCGTATCCACCGAACAGGAAAAACAGGGCCACGACGCCGCCGACCCACGAGTTGTTCGCCGGCGGCGACTGGGGCCGCGGTGGGGGCGGGTAGGCCGGCTGCGCTGGCTGCGCTACGGGCTGAGGCTGCGGCACCGTGAAGCGCTTCGGTTCCGGCGGCTTGACGCCCTGCTGTGCGCAGAAGACGCACACTTGCCGGCTCTGCTCCATCGGCCTGCTACAAGCCGGACACGGTACTAACGCCATCCTCATTCCTCCCAAGCGCTCATTGCATGCGCTAGTTTGCTTGACTTCCTTACTACTCCTCCATGTCCGACCTCATCAATCTAAAAGCCGTTATCGAGGTGGACGACCGCGAGTTCCAGCGGGGCCTGGCGAAAGACGCCGAGTCGCTGGAGAAGGTCGGCAAGAAAGCGAAGGAGAGCGGAGACGAGGTCCAGAGCTTCGGAGAGCGCCTCAAGAAGCTGGACACCAGCAGCCTGGAGAAGGTGGGCCGCGGCCTGAGCCTGGGGGTCACGGCGCCCGTGGTGGCGATGGGGGTGGCTTCCGTCAAAGCGGCATCCGACACCAGCGAGAGCCTCAGCAAGGTCGGCGTCGTCTTCGGCCAGAACGCGAAGCAGATCGAGGACTGGTCAAAGACTTCCGCCAAGGCGATGGGCATGTCTCGCCAGGAGGCGCTGGAGAGCAGCGGGACCCTCGGCAACCTGTTCACGGCGATGGGCCTCGGCGGCAAGCAGGCCGCCGACATGTCCACCAGCCTGGTGCAGCTGGCGGCGGACCTCGGCTCGTTCAACAATGTCGACGCCAAAGAGGCGATGCTCGCGCTGCGCTCCGGCCTGGTCGGCGAAAGCGAGCCGCTCCGGAAGTTCGGCGTTAACCTCTCGGAGGCGACCCGCAAAACGCAAGCCCTGAAAATGGGCTTGATCAGCACCACGAAGGACGCCCTCGACCCCGCCATCAAGAGCCAGGCCGCGTACGCGCTGATCATGGAGCAGACCAAGACGGCGCAGGGCGATTACGCCCGCACGTCGGACGGCCTGGCCAACTCCACGAAGAGCCTGGAAGCCGACTTCGCGGACCTCCGCGCGGAGGTGGGGACCGAGCTGCTGCCCCTCGCCAAAGACGCGGTCCACACCGGGAAGGAGCTGATCGAGACCTTTCGCGGGCTGCCGGACCCGCTCAAAGAGACCGCGCTAGCGGTGGCGGGAGTGACGGCGGTCGTCGGCCCGCTGCTGCTCGGCGTGACGGGCCTCGTGAATGCCGCCAAGACGCTCGTCGGGCTGCCGGCAGCGGTCAAAGGCTTGGGCGGGGTGCTCGGCTTGGGCGGCAAGACGGCCGCAGCGGCCGCGCCGGCAGCGGAAGCGGCGGCGGTGAACGCCTACGGTTATTCCGCGGCCGATCTTGCCGTGATGCAAGGCGGGAAGGCCGCCGTGGCGAGCACCGGCCTGAAGGGGCTACTCGGAAAGGCGCTCCCCTTCCTCGGCCATCTCCGGGGCGATAACAGCTCGATCCGGATCATTGGGAGCCAGGTCGCCCAGCAGCTGGGCCTCGCGAAAGATCCGACCAGCCTGCCGGGGATGGACCAGGCCACGGAGGCCGAAGTCAAAGCGCGCTGGAAGAAAGAGAACGACGGGCTGAGCCCGCATCAGGCGCTCTTGAAGGTGCAGGCCCCGGGAGTGGCGGCCGCCGCGAATGCCAAGGCTATCCTCACGGATGAAGACAAAGCCAAGTTTGCGAAGGCGAAGGACGCCGAGTTCGACGCGCAGCTCAACGTGGCAAAGGCGCAGCTCGCGGCCGGCGACGAGTCGACCAAGAACCAGCGCGAAGCTCGGGAGCTGGCGCCGATCCTGGAAGCGCGCCGGCAAGACCTGCTGAAGCAGGCGGAAGCGCTCAAGCCCAAGATCGGGGAGGACGCGGACGCGGCGCAGCGCTACTGGGCACTCCAGAAGGAAGCCACCAACCTCCAGGAGCAGAATGCGGGCATGCAGCGCGACGCGGCGAAGGAGATCGCCGCAAACCGCAAGAAGGCCGCCGAGACCGCGAAGCAAGCCCAGCGCGAGCAGTTCGCGCTCCACAACCAGGCCCTCGACAACTACGTCCTGCAGGCGCGCGCGCAGAGCGCGGCAAAGGGCGAAGGGGAGGACGGGGACCCGAACCTCCGGGCGATCCGCGAAAACGAGCTGATGCGGCCCGTGCTGGAGGCCAAGCAGCAGGATCTGGTTACCCAGGCCCGGGCGCTCGTGGCAGAGGGCAAGCGGGACCCGGAAACGCTGAGAGAGTACCAGCAGCTCCAGACGGATTACTGGACGCTGGAAGCCCAGAAGGGCACCCTCGCCGCGAATGCCGCGCGAGCGGAGAAAGCCCAGCAGAAGAAAGCCGGGGCGGAAGCCTTAAAGGCGTTCCATGCCGAACTGCAGATCTCCAAAGACGAAGCCGTCGCGAAGGCCTCCGAAGCGGCGCCGGGCCAGGAAGCGCGCGCGCTCGCACTCGAGCTCATCCCCGAACTGCAAAAGGAACAGGACCAGCTCGCGGCCGACCTCGGCAACTACAAGGAGGGCAGCGAGGACTACTGGAAAACGATCGGGGAGATCTCCAAGAGCAAGCGCGAAGTCGCCAAACTGGAGCAAAACGCCGCGAAGGAAGCCGTCAACGAGCAAAAGCGGGCCGTCGCCGAAACCCACAAGGCGGCGCGCGAGCGCCAGAGTCTGATGACGGCGGAAGCGCAGCTCGCGGAGCTGCAGCTGAAAAACAACCCGCTCCTGAGCCAGCGCCAGCGCACCCGGGCGATGATTCCGCTCCTGCTGGAGCAATACCGGGAAGCGATGCGCCCCATCCAGGGGGAGACGCGGGTGGAGAGCGTGCAGCGCCAGATCGGTGGCGAGCAGCTGCGCGGGCAGCTCCTGGAGTCGCTCAAGGGCCTCGGCATCGGGCGGCGCGGCATGATGGTGGCGATGGGGCAGCTCAACGCCGTGGCCGGCCAGGCGCAGGCGGATCCGTACCTCGCCCGGGCGGCGACGGCGGACGCGCGCCAGGTGGCGAACACGGCTGCCGCCGGCCAGCCGATGGTGTTCCAGATCGTGCTGGACCCGAACGCCTCGCCGCAGCAGCAGTACGCCCAGTTCCAAGAGATGACCCGCCGCGCCTCTCGCGAGGCCGGGTTCATCGGGCCGGCGGGCGGATAGATGGCGCTTTCCCTCGTCGACTCGCTCTACTACCCGTTCGTCGGCAGCACCAACCTCTACACCTACGGCGCCGGCTACGGCGTGGGGACGCGGCTGCTGTTCACCATGGCGACGGGCACCGCGCTGTGGTCCGCGGGGTTCAGTTCCACCGTCACGGATAGCCGGGGCAACGTCTATTCCGTCATCAACCGGAGCAACAACGCCGGCAGCGTCGCGATCCTGCACTGCAAGCTCACCACGTCCGTCAGTGCGGGCGACACTCTCCAGATCTTCCCCTTCTCTTCCGGGGAAGCGTGGGTCCAGGTCTGGACCTCGGACAACGACACCGGCGTCACGGCCGTCAGCGCGGGCGCGGGCGGCGGCGGCACCTTCGTGGATGGCATCACGCCGCCCGTGTCGTTCTCGCAAAGCTCCGGGGTCCTCGCGAACGGGGGGCTAGTCCTCGGCTTGATGCTCTTTGTGCGGGCGGGAGGCGCGCTCACTCTCATCCACACGGGTTCGGGGGACGTCGCAAACCACGACTGGGTGGCGGCTGGCTTCACCGGGCACAACTCGGAAGCCGTCTGGGTGGACACGGTCCCCTCCGGCGTCAACACCACCTTCACCCAGACCGGCGCTTCCGGAGGCGGCCAGATCTACGGGTGGATCGCCGTACAGGTCATTCTCCCCACCGCGGCACCGCCGGCGGTGCGGAGCGTGCGCCACGTCCGCGATCACGTGGGCCGCCTGATCGTCGCCGAAACCGCCAACATCACCAGCGTCTTCTCCCGGCGCTACAGCGACGCGCTCCTGCCGGTGCTGGTGCAATCCGTCGCGGTGGACACGGGCACCACGGACCAGGCGGCGATCCTCTGCCGCCCCTCGCTGGTGCTGGACGTGGTCTACGGCCTCGGCGGGGCCATCAAGCTGAAGAGCAGTCGCGACCGCGGCCGCACCTATGGAACCGCCATGACCGTGATCGCCAGTGGCTACCGCAATCCAACGGCCGCGTGGGATGAAGCCCGCAACCTGCTCGCCGTGGTGATGCAGTCCACCAGTAACAGCAACTGGTACGTCACCGTGGCCACCCTCGACAGCGCGGGAGCGCCGGGCACCTGGAGCACGCCGGTCCAGATCGCGACCGGCACGGGCAATTACGCGGCCGATCTCAAGTGGAATCCCGATGGGGGCTTCACGCTCTCCTACGTCAACGCCAGCTCCGCGATTGCGGTGCTGCGCTGCCGCAACCTCTCCAACGCCGGTGCCGGCACCTGGTCTTAACCCATGCCTGATCCCACGCGCGATTATGCCTACGCCTCCGTACGGGTGTTCGAACCGGGTCACGGCGACCCCATCTGCCTCGATCCCGGGCTGGGCTGGGAGTGCCCGCTCAGTCAGCACTGGCAGAGCGGCGCCATCAGCCGGAACACGAACCGCTCGCAGCAGCTGGAGTATCTGGAGGGGATTGGCCTCACCTGCCGCCCCATCCTCGTCGCCAAGGATACGCGCCTCAGCCAGTGGACCACCTCCGGAGGCGGGTGGGAAGAGGAGCGTTCCTCGGTCGGCGGCCAGCGGTTCTACCAGCTCTCGCAGTACGACACCACGACGACCGTGACGGCCTGGTCGGCCACGTCCACGTGGACGGCGCCAAAGGATGCGTCGTACGCGTTCACCGTGCATCTGCCGGACACCCCCAGCGACTGGGACTACGCAACCTATCCGCCGTTCATCCGGATCGAGCTGGGCGGGGAATGGGGCGTCGAGTTCACGAAAGAGGGCGCCTTCCTGGTGCGGTACGTAGCCGGGAACTGGGGCGCGGTGGCGGACCTGCCGCAGCCGGCGAAGGGCTCCGGCTACTCCGACGAGAAGGCGATCGGCATCTACGTGCGGTGCCTGCGCGGGCAGATCGGCGTGTCCATGGAGTGGGGCCGGCCAGGCTCCTATGAGTGGTATCCCGCGCCGAATGAGACACTCTCGATTGCGGCGGCCAAGGTGGTCGTGCGCGGTCGCGGCGGGGCGATCACCTTCGGCTGTCACCAGCTGCAGTTTGTCGCCGGCACGTTCACGAGCCACGTGAAGGAGCTGGAACGGGCACGCGTCTCCTGGGTGGTGAGCTTCGCCAAGAGCCGCTACGCGGCGCCCACGGGCACCTCCGTCGCCTTCACGGACCTGGGCAGCCCGGTGGCGCGCCTGGCACAGTGGCGCGCCACCCTCACTCCGACCAGCACCGGCGCCGGCACGCCGTTTACGTGGCACTTTGCCCCCGTGCTCTACGCCGCCCACTACCGGGTGCCGCCGGAAGTGCAGGCGGGCGGCACCGACTTCACCACGCCCTGGGACGACACTCTCACTTCCGTCAAGATCACGAAGCCGGTCCGCCTGGACGGGAGCACGGCGGAGATCACCTTCACCGTCTCCGCGTTCGACGTGCTCTCCCTGGTGGCGCTGCGGTGGCGCCGCTGCGAGGTGGAGCTGGGGTACGTGCTTTCAGACGAAACGACCGAACCGTACGACTGTTTCGTCGGCCACGTGGAGGAGATCGAGGCGAGCTGGGGTGAGGACCTGAGCGAGATCTCCCTCACCGTCCACCTGGCGAACACCAGCGCGATCTTCCGCCGCGACCCGTGGACGCCGTTCACCTGCCTGCTGCTTTCCGGACAGACGCCGAACGACGCCGGCGACGAGATCCTGGCCTCGCGCGGGCGGGGGACGTCCTACCGCTCGTGGCACGCGGCCGGCGCGAGCGGGATCATCGCCCTCGGGAATCCGGACGAGCCGAACGAGTTGACCCGCACGGGCGAGCTGCCGTGGGAGACGCTGAGCCGGATCTTCCTGGAGCGGAATCTGGAGCTGGGTGTCGACGACGCCGGCGTGGTCTACACGGCGCCGCAGGACTACGTGGCGCCCACGGTCACTTGGGAGTACCGGTCCGCGCCGGTAGACGGCGACACCGACCCACCGGAGGTGCGGAAGCAGTTCCGGACCATCAAGTACCGGATCGACTTCAAGGAGAGCGCGACGGCCGCCCTGGTCTACGGCACCGGTCCGGATGGGCAGTTGGTCTTCCGCTACACCTACGACTCCGACGCGGAGACGAACGTCGCCAGCGAGCGCTTCAGCCCGTTTCGCGAGACCCGCCTCAAGGAGCTCTCCGGCAGTCCGGACACCGGCCTCGTGACCGGGCACTGCCAGGCCCTCGCGGGCGAGGCGTTCCTATTGAAGCGGGAGATTGACCTCTCCGTGCCGCTGGACGTGGTCCGGAGCCGCCGCGAGCGGGTGGCGGTCTACGACTGCGACGGGCTCGGGATCCCGGACGGTACCGAGTGCGTGCTCCTGACCCTCTCCCACACCTGGACGGCCGGCGACGGGTGGACGCGCATGGAGACGACCGCCGGACTGAGAAGGCTGGACACCTGATGCGACGCTTCCTTTACGCCTGCGGCGCGGTGCTCTGCTTCGTGCTGTTTGCGGCGCTGCTGGTCTACCGCTGGAACCACGAGGCCGTGCGCCTGTACGATGCGCCGCCGATCCGGAGCCCCTTCTGATGAGCCGACCGAGCGAAGGACAACGGGTGCTGAGCGAGGCCCTGCGCCAGGCACGGGTGGACAGCGGCGGCGGCACGTCGGCACAGGGGCCCAGCGCCAGCGGTGACGTGCGGGTGGGCACGGTCGTCTCCGGCCGGTGGGTGGCCTACGGCCGGGTCGGCATCACGCCGCTGAGCGACGGCTTCCGCGTACGAGGAACGTAAATGCCCACCTTCACAGACATCATCGCGCTGCAGAATAGCTGGTCGGACGGTGAGCCGGTCTCAGACACCTGGTTCGAGAACGTAGCCAATCACGTGGAATGGGCGCGCTACGGGTACGTCGCCATCGATGTCGCCGGCACCGGGGACTATACGGCGGATCCAGACACGGAAGCGCCGCTCAAGGTGCTCGTGCTGAGCGGGATCCTGACGGGGAATCGCAACCTGATCCTCCCGGCGGACGCGGGCCAGGAGTGGCTGATCGTCAACGGCACCACCGGGGCGTTCACCCTCACCGCAAAAACGGCCGCCGGTACCGGCGTCACCATCACCCAGGGGTACCGGGCGCGGATCTTCACGGACGGGACGAACCTCCTCCGGGGCAGCCTGGACTATGACCAGAGCGGCAACGCCATTATCGCCGGCGGCAGCATCACCGGCATCACGGACCTGGCCGTCACGGATGGCGGCACCGGAGCGAGCACGGCCGCGAACGCGCGGACGAACCTGGGAGTGCCGCCCTCCACGCGGCTGATCTCCGCCGGCACCGGTTTGGCGAACGGCGGAGACCTCTCGGCGGATCGCACCCTCGCCCTCAGCGCGCAGGCGCAGAAGGACCTGGGCAGCGCTCCGGGCGTGAACGCCGCCGCCGAGGTAGCCAACGCCCGCACCGTCACGATCCAGCTCAAGGAGTACGCCGCGAACCTCACCAGTGAGGCGCGCCTGGTCCGCGTGTGGATCGGGGACGCGGCCAACGGGGCCGAGTGCGCCGCCGCTCCGGACGGGGGCGTCGTGTTTGGGTCGGGCACGGTCATCCAGACGATCACCGCCGGCAAACACTGGATGGTGATGAGCACCGCGGCCGGCGTGATCACGCTCACCCTCACGGAGAGCACCGCCAAGACCTTTTACGTGATGGCCGCAATGGACAGCCGCGTCACTGCCGTAGCCGTCGCCTTCGTGTGATGAGTCGTTCCATCACCCCTCTCGTCCGGGCCGTGCTCTGCGGAGCCGGTCTGCTTTCCTTAGGAGATCCTGAACCATGGCCGCCGGAAAATTCGCCTGGCTCGCTAAAGCCCTGCTGGACTGGGCTCTCGGGGGCGCGGCGCCCACCCGCCCCACTAGCCGCAAGGTGCACCTCTACACCACGCTCCCCAGCAAGACGGACGCGGGCGGCGTGGAAGTCTCCACGGGGGTCTGGACGAACTATGCCGCGGTGACCTCCGCCTTCGATGCGGGCTCCGCGGCTCACCCGTCCGCCACCGCCAACAGCGCCGATACGGACTACGGGACCGCCGCGACGCTCAGCAACGTGATCCTGGCCGGTTACGCGGTCCGCGATCAGTTGGGCAACGGTCTCTACCGGGGCACCCTCGGCGGCACGCAGCAGAGCTTCACCGCGGACGCGGCGACCGACTTCCTCACCGCCGCGGCGCACGGCTACAACGACGGGGATGCGGTGGTCCTGGAGGAGCTCCGGAACGGCGCGAGCCTGCCGACCGGTCTCTCGGAGGGCACGGTCTACTACGTGCGGGACAAGACGGCCAATACCTTCAAGCTGGCCACCGCCGCCGGCGGCGTGGCGATCGATGTCACCGCGGCCGGCAGCGGCGGCTACGTCCGGAGCTGCGTGGTGGTCCAGAACGGTAACCCGATCAAGTTCGCGACGGGCGACATCGACCTCCTGGAGTACTAGGCCATGGCAAATCCTACTCCGGCCGCGGTAACCTGGCTGCGCAGCCAGGTTACCGACTGGGCGCCCGATGACGCCAGCCTGGCGGCGGCGCTCAACGCGGAGCTATCCGCCAACCCGGCCGTCTGCCCCCAGGTGCCGCGCCCGATGGACGCGCTCTCCCTCATCGCGCACCTCTCGCCGGAGAGCTGCGCCAAGCTGGAGGGGGCGCAGCTCATCACGGAGGTCAACCGCGCGATTGCCGCCGCGGAGCGAGAGACGGTGCAGCGCTGGGTGATCTACAGCGGCTCTCGCGGGCACATCACCCCCGACGAGTACGCAGCGCTGCTGGCCGAGCTGGCGGAACAGGTCCCGGACCCGGAGTGGTCGGCCGAGGTGCCCGCTCCGGTGGTCGCACTCGGCCGCACCGTAGACGCCGACGACCTGGCGGCAGCGCGAGACGCGGAGGCATCCGATGGGTAGTTTTTATCCCACCCAAGACAGCGCGGCGGCCTGGCAGGCGACCTCCATTGCCGCTTCCGCCGTCGCCAACTCCGGCAACGCCGAGACGGCCGCGCTCAGTAACAACTCCAAGCTGGGGACCGAAGTTTCGATTGCGGCCGCGTACGGCGCCACGGCTACGGTGGGGCTCAAGGTCTACGTGCTGCGGGAGGTAGACACCACCACGTACGAAGCTGTGGCGGACAAGCCCTTCGGGTTCGAGATGCCGTTCACCGTGTCCACCACGCACCGGCGGGGGTTCTTCATCCCGCACTCGTTCGGGGCGTTCAAGATCCGCGTGGAAAACGCCAGCGGAGCCAGCGTGACCGTCACGGTGAAAACGCGGCAGCAGACCGGCGCCACCGCTTAAGGAGCACGCATGCTGCTCTTGCAGGACCGGTATCTCAAGCCGGCTGATCCGGTCTTCCAGCCGGACGATCCGATGGCCTCCGGACTCGTGCAGGCCCTCCCGTTCTCTGAGCGGGACGGCGGCACCGTGCGCGACCTTTCCGGCTGCAACACGGACGGCACCTTCACGAACGGGAAGGAGTGGGCGGTCGGGCCGCTGGGCCCCACCGCGCGGACGGATGGGACGAGCTGGTATGTCGATTTCGGGAAGGTCGCCAAGCTCGACGTAAGCGGCAACCTGAACCTGTCCGTCTGGGTCCGGCCGATGACCAACGGCGGGTCCGGCGGTTACCTGTGGGCCGACTTCGATGCGGCGGGCAATAACAGCCAGGGGAGCCTCTACATCCTCGCCGGGAAGGTCGGCTGGTTCCAGAGCGGGGGCGCAGCTAACTTCCAGTCCACCCTGACGTTCACGGCGGGCGATCTGCTCCATATCGCCGTGGTGCGGGATCACACCGCCAAGACGATCACGATCTACGTGAATGGCGTGGTGTGGGCCACGTCCAGCTACAGCGGCTCCCTGACCGCGCAAAGCTCGTGTGGGAACCGCGTGCTGGGCCGCGCCGGCTCGTTCAACGGTAACTACGCCCACGCCTGGTATTTCGATCTGCGAGTGGCGAAGGACGCCGCGCCGTGGACCGCCGGCCAGGTGCAGGACCTCTACACGGCGAGCCGGTGGCGGCTCTACACCGAACCGTTCTGGTACGCCTCGCCGCCGCCGCCCGCGCTGTTGCTTTCCGGCACCGCCGCGGGAGTAGGCAACGCGTCCGCGACCCTCCAGGTCTCCCGCCGCCTGGCGGGCAGCGCCGCCGGGCTGGCCGTCGTCTCCGCGGTGCCGCTGCTGGCCCGCCGGCTGGTGGTGACCGCCGCGGGCGTGGGGCTGAACACCGGCGCCCTCACGCTCTCCCGCCGGCTCGCCGGCACCGCGGCGGGAGTGGCGGCCACGGCCGGCACTTGCCGGCTCTCTCGCCTGTGTTCCGGGACGAGTGCGGGCTCCGGGGCCACGACGGCCGCGCCGGGGGTCTCTCGCCGGCTGAGCGGGACCGGCGCGGGCCTCGGAGCGACGACGGCCGCGTCTACCCTCTCTCGCCGGCTCACCGGCGCCGCCAGCGGTGCGGCGTCTACCTCGGCCGCGGCGGAGATCCGGAGGCTGCTGACTGGACTGAGCGCGGGGGTCGGGAGCACCACGGGAGCGTTCTACGTCCCGCCGATCCTGCTCCGCGCGGTGGCGGCTGGCGTCGGCACCGCCGCCGCGACCCTGACCGTAGCTCGTCCCCTGCAGGGCAGCAGTTCCGGAACCGGCCTGGTTACCGGGACCATGCTCCTGCGGCGCCTGCTGCAGGGATACGCCGCTGGCGTCGGGAGCACCACTGGCCGGCTGGCCAGTATTGAGCTCACCGGCCCGATCTGCTACGGGGGCAGCGTGACCGTGCGAACGGCGTACGGCGGTACGGCGACGGTTCACTTGCGCTACGGCGGCACAGCCACCATTCGGACCCGTTACGGGGGTTCAGCGAGGATCTGCGGCGATGAGTGAGACAGCACATAAGTGGACCGATTTCGCACACACTTGGACTCGCGGTCGCGACATGGAGCTGGATCTCACCGCCAAGAAGACCCAGGCCGGCGTCACGTCGGCGTTGGACCTCACCGGCGGGGTGATCTGGGTTACGGGGAAGCGGCGCCCCTCGGCTCCCGCCTCTGAAGCCGTGTTCCGCCTGAACAGTGACGGGCTGGGCGGCGTGGCGTTCGTCTCCGCAGAGGCCGGCACCGCGCTGGCGACCATCCTGGCGAGCCACACCGTCGGACTGCCGCAGGCGGAAACGGTCGTCTACGTGGAGGGTGTCTGGGTGAAGGACGGGAAGCGCTACACCTTCCTGAAGGGGACGATCACCTTTGAGGAGTCCGCGGAAGAGATCATCTAACCACTTCCGCACTTCGTAATATTACGAAACGCAAAAGGCCCCGGTTGGTACTGCTCTGGTACCAACCGGGGCCTTTTTGTCGTCATCCGTGCCGCAAGCGTCGCTCCGGTGGCTGACGCGCCTCGGGCGGTTTTATGCGTTTCTGGCTCCGAATTGTTCGCCGCCGGATAACCCGGGTAACCTGAAGCCACTCTCACTTGACCTGAAGGAATGCACGATGCCCGAGAAACCACCCCCCGATCCGGCCGCGCCAACACGCAAAGCCACCGTGTGCTACGAGTGCGGGGGCGCTTTCGCGGTGGCGCCGGACACCCCTTTCCCCATCTTCTACGTAGGCCGAGAGATCCGCATCCTCTGTCCGGACTGCGCAGGGTCGGCCGCAGCGGGGCGACCAACGACGCCGCAGGATCAAACGGACTCTGGGTGTCCGTAAACTCCTCCAGCATGAAAAGGCCCCGCCCCGGTAGCTGCTACCGGGGCGGGGCCTTTTTTGTATTCATCCCCCTCTCAGGCCCAACTTCTCGCTCTCACGTTTCCACTCCGCCCGAACCCGGCATTCCGCGGCCTGGGCGGCGCTGCGGGTAGCTTGCGCAGTGTAAAGCTCCGCGGTGCCGAGATGGCGCTGCGTGAGCTGATCGTAGATTTCTGCCGCAACCAGTAACCCTTCCGGCCAGATATCTGCCGGCTCGAACTGCCGGCCGTAGGCATGGACGTGGCTCCGGACGTGATGCCCACACACCGCCACCGGGCCGGCCACGGAGCTGCGGATGTTGACCGACCAGTTCGGGCACAACGTGCCGTCGCGACGGACGGCCTGGCACTTGTAGCTCATCGTCACTCTTCCTCAGGGGCGCTCAACCGCCGGAAGATCGGCGGCATCTGGCCGGTTTCGATGGCCTGGAGTACGGCGGCTCGCGTGGCCCGCCGTACGGTTGTGCCGGTTCCTGGAACCACGATATCGGCGTGGAACTCGTCAACCACGCTCCGGATCGGCGTGTCGATGTTGACGAGGCTCTGCTTAAGCGACCCGTGGAGACAGCGCCAACGGCGGCGCAACTCGTCTTGCCACTTCTCCGTGGCGGCGGCCGCGCTCCGCTCCTTCCGCACGCTGTGATTGTAGAAAAAGCGGAACTCCTCGGCGTTGGGATCGGGAAGCGGCATCTCGATCCGCACCGTGAGCCAGGGCGAATCCCTCCGCGTCTTTTCCAGCCGCACCTTGAACTCTACGCCGGCCTGCAGGCGCTCATGGTCTTCGACCTGCTTGAAGTCCTTGGCGCCCCACTTCGTTAGCAGGTTGCGGATCTGGGTCTTGGTGTTCTCGACGGAGACGTTCGTGGAACCGAACGGCTTGGCTTTGACGGTCATCGGGGCAATCTCCACGCCGCGGCCGCGCGCTCGTCTTCGGCGCGGCGAAAGTCGGGGTCGATGTCGCACAGGTAGGCGTTGACCAGGCCGGCCGTGACGGGAGCGTGGCCCACGCGGGCGGTTTCCGCGTCCAGGGCGGCCTGGATCTCCTCGGGGCGGTAGCCGTCTTGAATGGCGGCGTCCAGCGCCCGGCACAGGGCTGGGTGACAGCTCCGGAGCGCATCCGCCAGGGCTCGGGTGAGCGGGTCACTCATCGGTGGGTTTCTCCGCGGCGGGCGCCTCAAGGCCGAGGTGCCACTCAATGCGGGCGAGCGTTCCCGAGTGCCAGCCGTTGACGTAGTACTCTGCGTCGCGCAGCGCCCGGGCCATCACCATCAGGTTCCGCGCTTCGTGCAGCGGGACCGCCGAGAGCCGGGAGGGATCGTTCTGAAACCCGTCCGGAGCCTCCACGTTGAGCAGATCGGCCGCCTTCACGTAGTACTCCGCGCTGGCAGACCCGGTGCTGATGAACAGTAGATCCCGGGTAGTGAACTCGCTGCGCTCCTGCAAGTCGACAAACAGTTGCTCCAGCAGGTCCTGACCTTCCGTGCGGCGCCGCTCGGCCGCCGCCGCCTTATCAGCGAGCCGCAGGCGTTCGAGCTTTTCGGGATTGGTGCAGATCGCCACCGTCTTCTTGCGCCGCTGGCACCACGCCTGCACCCGGCAATCGCATTTGCCGTCGCAGCTCGGGGTTTGCTGCCACTTCTCGCTCAGCTCCGTGTAGCTGTTGTGCGGCAGGGTATGGAGTTGCACCAGGTCGCCCCGGTCCGCGACGCCCGCCGCCGCCAGCGCCTCCTGGGTCCTGGCCTGCTCTCGCTCCCGTTCCGCCGCCTTCGCCTCCCGCTGGAGCCGTTGAAACACCTTCGGCTCCAGGCACCACCAGAGCTGATAGCCGTCGCCCTTCACGAAGATCCGGCCGTATTCCCCACCGGTGAGCCAGGCTTTGGGAAAGGCGGTGTTGTACTCTTCCACGCGGTGGATCAGCTTCTGCTGCCGCAGTTCCTCGGCGAAGGGCATGGGGCGTCGAGCCAGGTCCGCTACGGAGGTGCGCTCCTTTACCGCGAGCGCGGCGATCGCGCTGCAGATCTCCGGCCAGTCGTTCCATTTGACCAGGCGCTCCAGGTGGGACGCGCTCAGCTCATTCGCCCGTCCCAGCGCCTTCACCGCCTCCGGCAACCGGGCGATGGCGGTGGCGCGAGAGATCGCGGATTGGTCCATCTTGAGGTGTTTCGCCACCCTTTCCAGGTGTGCGGCCGCCTTTCGCTGCGAGCCGTGTTTGGCGACCAGTTCCAGGAGCGCTTCGGCCCGGTCGATGGGGTTGAGCGGCTCGCGGTGCTCCTGCGTATCGAACATGATCCGGTCGGCTTCGTCGTCGTCCATGACGCGGATCCGCACCGGGACGAGCGCGAGGCCGGCGAGTTGGCACGCGCGCCGGCGGCGGGCGCCGTCCACCAGCTCGCACTTATCGTCGCCTTTCGGGCGGACGAGGAGCGGGTCGATCAGGCCCGCATCCTGGATGTTCTGCGCCAGGGCAGCGAGCTTTTCGCCGTCGAAGGTCTTGCGCGGGTTGAAAGGGCTCTCGTCGATCCAGTCCAGCGGAATACGGGCGTGAATCTCCTCGCCGCTGCTGATGGCTCGTTCCATCGCCTCTCGCGCTTCGGGCTCCGCCTGGGTGAGCGCCTGTCGCTCCGCACTGGAACTGCCGCCGACCGCCAGGCGCAGGTTACGGGCGGTCCAGGGCACCCGCGTCCGGGCGGTGGTGATCTGCTCGTCATCCCACCCGCGAATCTCGTCGGTGTGCTCCTGATCCCGTTCGTCGGTCCACTGGATCCACTCGCCGGGTTGCGGGCTCAGGTCGCGGAGGCTGGGGGTAGGGGCCGGGGTAGGGGGCTCCGGCGCTGGGACTGGGCTTTCCGGCGTGGACACCACCCGCAAGTCTTTGACGTTGAAGGCGACGGTGGTGAGGAGTGTCGTGATCCGCTTGGTGCCCACGCTGAGCACCTCATCTTCTCGCGCTTCTCCGTTGTGGTCCGTCCAGGCGATGCGGGCGCCTTTCTCCAAGCCGGCCAGGGTGTCCAGGCAATGGCTATGCTTCTCTTGAGTGGTCATCTGAGTCCTTTCAGGGGGTCACTTGCCGGGGGCGGTGGTGATGACACCGCTCCCGGACCTTACTTCCAATCCCGGGCCAGCCGGCCGACGCCCTTACAACGGGGGCATTGGGCGTGCCGGATGTAGCCCTGTTCCTGGCACACGGGGCAGATGATCGCCGGCACGTCCCAGCTGCGGTTCCCGGCCCGCCAGCTGAGCAGCGCCGCTTCCAACTGCGTGAGGCGCTCCGGATTGGCGCCGGTAATGGCGTAACCCCACAGAGCGCCGCCGCCGTAGACGCCGACCTCGGACATGCGCGGATAGCCGAGTTGGCCCGCGAGCAGCTCCGCCTCCCGCCGGCGCTGCTGGTAGTCGTCGTACTCCGTGTCCGCTTCCGCTTCGGCGTTCCGTGCCGCGTTCCGGGTTTCGAGCTCCGGGCTGAGGAGGGTGAGATCCGCGGCGGTCATGGCTTGCCCTCCGGCTTCAGCGCGTCCAGGTGGCGCAGGGCGGAGCGGAGCCGGGCGAGGCGCTCCGAGTAGTCCGGGCCTTCGGCACGGTCCACGAGGGGGCGCGCGGCCTCGGCGACGGCTTCGAGGTGCTCCAGGCGGGATTCGTTGGCGGAGTCGGAACAGCCTTTGGTATCCTTGCTTGATCGCTGCATAAGCAGAAATTCCAAGGTCGAAAGGGAGGCGTGATGAACCAGGAGCGCAAGCTGCGCGTGCTGTATCCGTCCGGCAACGTGGTGGAAGTGGACGGAGTGTGGAAGGGCGTCATGATGGCCGAGGGCACCCTGTGCCCCACGGCTGAATTGACCCGTTCTCAACGACTGAATGGCCAGATGATGACGCGAGGCGGTTTGTTCGTAGCCGATCCGCGCGCGGTGGTATTGGACAGCAGGACCGGCGAAGTGCTGTATCAACCGCGCGGGCCGATGTACGCGGGGCTGAGCGCCACGTGGAAGGAGCTGCTGGACGAAATCCCCGATTGGCCTCCTGTCGAATACCGAGGCAGTTAACCGCCCCTTTGTATGCTTTGCAGACATGAGGGGAGGTAGGGGAGGTTGAGCGCAGTAACTCAACGCATTCGCGCGGAGGGTCACGACTGATACCACGTCGGACCCTCCGTTTCTTCGACAACGGGAGAATCAAACAGGCTCTCCTCCGGCTGGCGATTGCATGAAGTCATGTCATGAGGGGAGGTAGGGGAGGTAACATGCAGTGACTCGCTCCAACCAGCATGAGCAGAGTTACTAGAATCACCTCCCCTACCTCCCCTACCTCCCCTCTCTGTACCATCGCATGCGGTTTCCTCTCCCTGGCGGGTGTCCAAGAGGCCCAAATCGTGAAAATGGAGCTTGTGATTGGGCAGCGTCTCCCGAACGCCCCGGCTCCGCAGCCGCTCATTGAACTGGCGGCTGGTCAAGGGGCGCTCTCCGACCTGCTCCGTCCAGTTCTTGTAGGCGAGGTAGAGGTCTGAGGCCGCGATCCGGGCGCCGAGGGCGTTCACGCAGCACTCCGAAAGGAAGAGCGACACGACGTCCATGTCTTTGCGGTAGTCGGCCACCGCATCCAGCACGCCTTTCGGAGGCTGCAATCCGCCCTGCTGCCAGTCGAGACAGCCCTGGACCGCCCACCGTAGGACCCCGGGCAGCTCCGCGCGGAGCTTGGCCGGCAGCGTTAGATCCGGCTTGCTGGCGAAGGACACCAGCCAGGGCACGCGATGGATGCGCTGCCAGATCCCTTCGTCATCCCCCCGAATGTGAGGCAAGTGGTTGGCGGCGAGGTGGATTTTGTAGGTGGGTTGGTAGACGAACCCAGCTTTGTGGAGGGCGCGCGCGCGTATAGGGTCGCCGCCGGTGATCTGCTTGATGACCGCTTCGTCCAACCGGCAGCCCTCGGGGCTTTCGGAAGCGCTGACCATGCGTTTGCCGGCCAGGTCGGCCAGGTCATCCCGGGGGCCGGAGCGATTGCGGTTGTTGAGGAAGGTATCGAAGGCGGCGGTCTCGGCGTAGGGACCCAGCAGCGCGCGCACGATGTCCAGGAAGGTGCTCTTACCGTTGCGCCCGCGGCCGTGATGGATCCAGAACGCATGCTCCCGGATGGTGCCGGAGATGGTGTAGCCGATGGCCCGCTGCAGGTACTCCACCAGCTCCTGATCGCCGTCCATGACTTCCCGCAAGAACCGCAGCCAGGTGGGGCATTCGGCGTCCGGATCGTATTCCAGCTCGATCCGGAGGGTGTGGAGGTCTTCCCGCTGGTGCGGGCGGAGGAGCCCGGAGCGCAGGTCGACCGTGCCGTTCTTCAGGTTCAGGGCCCAGTGGTCGCTGTCGAGATCGCTGTGCTTGACGGGGATGCCGGGCAGGCTCTTCGCCAGCTTGATCATGGACTCGATCTTCTTGGCGCCCTCGGAGTTTTGCTGGTGGCGGACAAGCCAATTGCGGTGGTTGTTATCCTTCTCCGCTTTGATCTCTTCATTGATGGCCCGTACCGTCTCGATCGCGCGGCGCACGATCTCGCCGTCCGCGTCGCGTCCCCAGCGGGTGCCGTCCCACACGCACCACTCAGAGGCTGCCGCCAGATAGCGCAGGTCCTTTCCGTGGCGGTCGATCAGGCGCTCTGCGTTGCCGAGGTCCGTATGGGGGAAGCGCTGCGAGGGCTCTTCGTCGTCGTCGCCGCCGGCCGGCGGGACGGTCCAGGGGGGCACGCCGTCCGCCAGGCGCTCCAGGAGGGTGCGGGTGCCGCCGAGCCGGAGCCAGTCGAACACGTCGCCCTTGGGGGGCAGCGGGAGGACGTCCAGGCTGCGCGCTTCGGCGAGGTTCAGCACGCGGACGCTGCCGGCGACGGGGAAGCAGTCCGCGGCGGCGGCCTGGACGTGCTCCAGCCCCGGCGTGTCGTTATCCGGGATGAAGCAGAGGTGCGCTCCGGAGAGAGTGGCGGTGTAGCTGGGCCGCCACTTGTTCGCGCCCATCGGGGCGGTAGTGGCGCAGAGCCCGAGCCGGATCAACTCTTCGGCGTCCTTCTCCCCTTCCACCGGGTAGACGCGCTGGCCCCGGCGGATCGCGGCCAGCACCTCCGGGAGGCGGAAGAGGACCGGTTCACAGGAGGCGAACCACTTCGCACCCGTCTCCGGGCAGTGGTCGGCGTCGGTCTGCTTTTTGACCCGGTACCAGTCCCGGCCCCACTTGCGGTTGTACCACCCTTCTCCGAGGCCCCAGACCCAGTTGCCCTGCCCGTCCGGCCGGCGCTGCTTGAAGCCTTTGGGCTGGTAGCGGACCACCTGGAAGAGCAGCTTGCCGGCGGCGTCATGGTAGTCGTAGGTGGCCACGATGGTGGCGCGCTCTTCCGGGGGCGCCATGCGCTCGTTCACCGGCGGCGCTGCGGGCTTGCCGTTCCCGTTCGAGGGGTGGTGGCCGTTCCGGCTCTGAGCGGCGGGCTGGGAGGAGCGCTGTTTACTGGTGGGCGGAAAGAGGTCGGCCTCTTTCAGGCCGGCGGCGCGGGTGATGTCCCGCCAGTCGCAGCCGGCGAAGCATTTCAACAGGATGCGGCCGTCTCTTCCGAGCGTGATGGAGAGACTGGCTTCCTGGTCTTCATGGGCGGGGCAGCGGACCTTGTATTGGTCTCCGCGCTGCTTCACGCCTTCGAACCGGGACAGGACAGCGCCGAGGAGGCCGTTCTCTGCCGCGGCAGGGGATGTATAGGTCATCGTGGCGATGTTATCTGGCGAACGTGTGTGCTATAGTACGAAAGAAGCCGCCGCCCTTTCGTGGGGCGACCGGTCAAGTGCTGGCGAGGCACGAAACAAACAGCGCCGGAGTGGGGTGATGGCCCACTCCGGCGCTTCCTTACGTCAGGCGGGCCGGTCGGCCGGGTGGGTGCGGTAACCGGTGCGCGCCGCGGGCTGCGGGGGCCGCTGGTGATGGACCGCGGCGGTAGCCGGCCGGGCGGGAGGCGGCGTCGGACGGACGGCCCGCTGCGGCACGTGCTCCGGCTCCGGCTGGCAGTCCCGGGCGCGGACGGGCGCGATGCTCCAGCTTTGCGCGCCCTTGTAGTAGAGGGTGCTGCCCTCGATCCGCTCGCCGAAGGTCGACTCGTGCGCCGGGCTGCCGTCACAGGCGAGCCCGAAGTACTCGTACTTCTGGGGCGTGCGGTGGGTGAAGTGGACCGCGGCGCCGCAGAGCGGGCACGTCGCCGGCAGGGCGGAGAACAGCTCCGCTTGCGCGAGCACCTCGTTGGGCGTCTCGCCGGAGATCTCCACGGTGTAGCTGCCTTTGTCCAAACGCAGGGTAATCACGGGCGGGCTCCTATCAGGGCGGCGGAAGTGATGAGTTGTGCCATCAGCGGACCCCTCCGCAGGCGGCCACGAGCACCGAGAGCGCCAGCCAGCCGAACGCGGCGGCGGCCAGCACGCCGAGGGCGGTGGCCCACGTGGCCAGGAGCTGCGCCGCCACGTCGGCGCGAGAGCGGGTGGGAGCGGCGTCGTCGTGCCAGAGCATCACGCGCCCTCCCGTTCCGACTTGGCCGGCAGCTCCGCCTGGAGCAGATAGGTCACGGCGTGCTCCACGGCGAGCACTTCGGCCCGGGAAGCGCCCTGCGCCGCCAGGTGGTCCAGTAGCTCGGCTAACTGCACCCGGCGGGCCAGTGCGGCCAGGCCGAGGCGGACGCTGAGCGGGAGCGTGGCGGGGCTGCTGGGGAGGGCGTCCGGCTCCGCCTGTGTCTGCACATCCAGCTCCACCCGGCGGATCCAGAGCAGGGCCGCGAAGATCTGGATGGTGTGCGGGCCGCCCTCGGACTGCGGGGCGCCGCGGGAGCGCAGGTGGCGCTCGCGGCCTTCTTCCGCCAGCGCGAAGAGCCCGGCGCGCGCAGTCGGGCTGAGTTCGGGAAGTGGGAGCTTGCTCACCGCCGGCCTCCTTGGGGGTGTCCGTCCCGGTGGGCCAGCGTCACGGCCCGCTGCGCGACTTCCTGGAGACGCTCGGGAGCGACCTGCTCGCGCAGTTCCTGGAGGGCCTTGGCCTGTGCGGCCATCGCGCCGGTGAGGCCGAGTTGCTGGAGGGCCTGCACCAGGTCCACGCGGGTCTCCGTGTAGCCGGCGCCGTTGCACAGCCGGCACGTCTCTCCGTTGGCGTCGCAGGCGGGGCAGGTCTCGCGCTTGAAGAGGATGTATTGCTCCATCTCAGTCGCCCTCCGGAGTGGACCACGTGGCGGCGCCGGTGAGGCCGAGGGCCGGAATGCAAGCCAGGGCCTCAGCATTTGCCTTCTTGAGCCCTTCCGTGATGCGAAGGGCGTCCCGCTCCGCCTGAGCTCCCGCCTCTTCCTGCTCCTGGGCAATTGCGAGCGCTTCGCACTCCTCGCACTGGCCTTGGATCAGCTTGAGAGTGGTGTCCAGTGGACGGCCGCAATGACAATCCGTTCCATTGAGAGCGGCGACTCTAGCCGCCTCCAGGAAACCCAGGGCCATGCGCTCGCTGGTCTCACAGGCCGTGGGGGCAAAGACGCTGAGCGCGAACTCGATAGCCGTCAGCATCCGGTTGGAAGCGGCGAAGAGCCGGGCTGCGGCGAGGTGAGACTCGCTGTTCGGGTCGCGAGGATCGGAAGGCCCCGTGACCGCGATCAGCCCACCCTCCGGAGTCATCACGGCGACGTGCTCGGTGATGGAGTGAAAGCGCTTCGTGGGCTTGTAAAAGCCCACGGTAAGTTCAGTGCTGGGCTTGCCCATCTCAGTTGATCTCCATGCCGAACAGGTCACAGCCGGTGGCCGGCTCGTCGTCTTGCAGCCAGTCGATGACGGAGATCCGGTGCGACGGGAAGGACTCGCACACCACGCCCTCGCGCCAGGTGATCTCCGTCTCCAGCGCCTGCGCGTCTCGCTCCAGGTCGGCGATCTGCTCCCGGTCGGCGGCGGCGCGGGCCTTCACCAGCTGCACCTGGACGCGTCCCAGCTTCGTGCTCAGCTCCTCGGCGATGTCGTCGTCGTACACGTCCACCCAGCCATCCGGGCGGATCAGGGCGCTGCCGGTGATCGTGCGGCCGGCGAGGTAGACGCGGGCCGGGCGGAAGCGCCGCTGCGCGATCTCCCGCTCGATGAGGTCCCGGATGCCCTGGATGACGGCGGCGGGCACGGCGGGGGATGCGGCGGCCGGCGGGGTGGCCCCCGTGCGGCGGGTTTGACGGATCGTGCGTTCTTTCAGTAGCATTTGCGGTGTCCTCGCTCCCCGAACTGGGGCGGGTGACGTGGCCCGAGGTGTTACATCCACCTGCCGGGCGGTTAGAGAAACGCCCCCACTGGTTCGCGCCAGTGGGGGCGTTTTGCGTGGAAAGCTAGTGCGTGACCTGGACGGCCATCGTCTTCATCTCGATCCCCATTGCGGGCATCCACAGAAGCCGAAGCGTGCGAGATGCTATCCCCAGCTCCTTCGCCGCGCCTTCGATGGTGCCGTGCTTGTTGAGGGCCTCGCGGACGATCTCTTGGATCGGTTTCCCGCCGTTTGCTTTCTCGATGGCGGTCATCATGCTGGTCTTGTTGAAGGCGCTCATCCGTCCCCTCGCAGGCCGTGTGGTGGTGAAAAATCTTCTGTCAATAGGTTCTATCCCGTGGAAGAAGATTTGTCAACGCGATGTAAATACTCGCGTTGAAAGTTCTTCTGTCACGGGATACAATCACCTCAATCGAGAGGAGGTGATGAAGTGGCGGAGTATTCGGATCGGTTCGGGGAGTTGGTGCGTGAAACTCTCGCCGAGGCTGGGCTCAGCAATCGGGAAGCGGCGCGGCGAGCGCGCGGTCTGGTGTCTCACGCGACAATCGCAGAGATGCGTGCCGGGAAAGTTCCGGGAGCAGAGGCGATTGTTGCTTTGGCTCGGGCGTTGGAGAAGGACCCGAACGTCTTCCTGTCCGCGGCTGGAAAAGGTTGGCTGCGGTTTGATGCGGAAGCATGGTCGGCCAGTGGCGGCCGTGTAATGCGCCCCCACATCACTGGGCAAGCGGCCTGGAGTGGTGTGGGTGCATCGGCCCTGTAAGGGGCCACAGCTCCCTAGCCGAAGGGAGTGTCTGTTCCCTACATTTCTACGGTTCGTCGGGGAAGCCCGACGATTTCGCAGAAGGAAGGGTCGTCTCGGAGGTTCATGTCGCGGAGTGCGCCTTCAGCTTTTAGTGTGCGGAGTTGGCTTTCCGCCTCCGCGAGGAGTGCGGTGAGTAGGTCCACTCGCCGGACCTGGTTTCCGATCCGGGCGTCCAACTCGGCGTCGGGGACGTTGGCGAGGGCACGAAGAGTTGAGGACTGCGAAGGCGTGGACATACGAGAATCATACCGACCCGGTACGTCACCGTCGAGAGGGGGTGAGGTTACGGAAGGGAACGATAGAGTGCTAGGCTCACTCATTGGGCGCGCCGTGCGGGATTACATGCAGACCCTGGACGGCGACGCGGTGCGGACGGAGGACCTGGCGCGAGCGGCGGAGGCGGCGAAGCTGCCATTACCGAAGCTCACGGCTTGGTTCGAAAATCGAGAACGACCGGAATGCAGGGAACTGCGGGAGTTTCTCGGCGCGATAGGAGCAGGGCCGGCTCTACGAGAGCGCACGCTCCGCGTGGCGGGATGCGAGCCGGAGTTCCAGGTCATCATGGTGCCCACGCACCTGGCCACGCGGGAGCTGCTGGGCGGGGACATGCTGCAATTACAGTTCGAGAGGACGCCGAGCGCCGCCTTGGAGCTATTGCGCGATGCCGTCGCCGCCGAACTGGAACGTCGCAGCGAGGAATAGGGAACGGAAAGAGTGGCTCAGCTGGGGCCGCTGGAGCTTGGGGCGAGGGGCGAGCTCGTAGGTACGAAAAAAGCCCCCAGGAGAAAAGATCTCCCGGGGACTCTAGTAGCCGACGAGGGGACTCGAACCCCTGACCTACGGTTTACGAAACCGTTGCTCTACCAGCTGAGCTACGTCGGCGTATCCTGCGTGGGCTCCAGCCAGGCTGGGGTCCCTCGGCTCGCGTATTATAGC